GTTTGCTTCAGCAAGTGCTGATTCTTCTGTATCATGACCCTTTACAACATAACGCTTACCACCTATTTCATAGACTCCATTTACACCAGGAATTGCGGAACTAAATCCACCGATTCTTGATTGTCTATTTCCTAAATCTGCAATTGGTAGCTTTGAAGCCATAGCCTCAGCATTTGCTTTTGACATAGATTGTCTAACTGTTGAAAGTTTTGTAGCGTAAGATTCTGGCATTTTAATGCCACGCATTGCTTTAATTATTCCACCAGATTGTAAGGAATGAGATCCTTCTCTTTTTGTTAATCCAAGATACTTTTCAGAAATACTTCTAGGAATTCCATACTGTAATTCCATTTTTGAAATAATACGCTCAATCGATTGTTCTGCAGATTCTCTTCCACCAAAAGCTGCCATATAGCTCTCATCTCTTGCTCTTTCTCCAGGCTTACCAAAAGCATCTGCTATACTTCTTTTACCAGGTGGGGTAAATGCTGGCTCTAGGCTAGGATCAATATCTTTAAGTGAGGCTACTCTTGAAACAACTCTTTCTTGTGGAACAAGCATTGTTGCAATTAATTTTGCCTGTAAGTCTTTTGATACTCCGCTTAAAATACTAGAGTTTGCTGGATTTGAAATAGTTTGTCTAATTAAATCAGAAAATAGTTTTTGATCATCAACATCTAAAAAGTTTCTATTAATTTCAATAGCTCTTCTTAATTTTGTTTTTTGTTGTGCACTAATTGGCATTCTTTCAATTTCATCAAGCATTGAGTTTCTTAATGCAACTCTTCCTGGTGATGATCTTGGATTTCTTCCTGCTTGGAATAAATCATTTAATAATTGATTTTCTGCTTTTGTTAGACCACCAATTCTTGCAGGATTAGAAAATCTAAATCTTCCCTTTGATTTATCTGGCTTAGAAGCTCCTTGACGTGGTTTTCTTACAGGAATATTTTGAACTGCAGCCATTGTACTTTTTAGAGGTACTTGTGTAAATGGAAGAGTTTTAATCATCATTCCAGCCATTGCTCTTATTGGTCCACCACTTTGGAATCTAGGAGTACCATTGTTCATATCTTCTAGAACTCCACCATATTGTTTTGCTGCATTACGATTTACAACAAACTCACCAGGCTCTAGTAATGCTTTTACTTTATCTCCACTGCCAGATCCAGGTACCCATGAACCTTGTTGTCTTCTAATTGGTGTACCTTTAGGTGGAACCCCACCTCTTCTTGGATTAGCAACTAATGGAGTGCTAGAAAATGCACCTGGGGTTGCAGACTTTTGAGCAATAAGGGTTGCATTGTAATCTCTCATTAATTGAACTAGTCTGTTCATTGCAGTAGCTTGATTTTGAATAGATACAGTTAATGTATCTGTTGCTTTTGCTGCTGCAATTTGTTCATCATCTAGCAAACTAAACTGTTTTGTTGGAAGTCCAGCAAGTCTTCTACCTAAGTTAACAAATCCCATTGAACCCTTAGTTACATAACCAAGGAAGTTAGCAAGTACACCAGTAATCATAACCACTGGTCCTGCGATTGCAGTTAATCCTGCTGCAAACTTTAAGAAATTTTTAACTGGTTCTGGAAGACCTTTACCAATTTCTACAACTCTTCCAATTAATTCAGCAAACTTTTCCATAAATGGAATAACTGACCTTGTAATAACTTCTCCAACTGGTAGGAGGGCTGCTTTGATTCCTTCCATAGAGCGTTGGAATCTCATAGATGTAGACTCTGTAAGAGTCTTAATTTCAGAATCAGCAATCTTTGCAAGTTCTTCAGAAGAAGCACCCATCAACTTCATAACTTCAACTGTTTGTGATCCTTGTGCATTGAGGTTATCAAACAATGCAGAAATTCTAGCAAACTGGTATTTACCAAAAAGTTGCTCAATAATTTTTGCTTTACCAAAATCATCTAGTGTTTGCAATGATGCCTGGAACTCTAAAAGGGTAGGCATTAACTGACCCTTGTTTCTTGTTACAATTCCCTGAAGATCAATACCATACTGCTTTGCAATTGCTGATGCACTCTTTGTTGGGTTAATCAAAGATGCAAGACCAGACTTTAATGCGTTGGCACTTTCAGCAGCATTGATACCACCTTCTTTCATTGCTACAAGCAAAACAGAAAGATCTTTTACGTCTCCACCAAGAGACTGCATAACGGGTCCAACTTTTGGAATTGCTGTAGTTAAATCTTGCAAAGATACAGAGGTTTGGTTTTCTACTGCGTTAAGAAAGTCAATAGATTCTGCAAGCTCTTGTGTACTCATATTAAAAGCATTTTGAAGAGATAGGGTTGTTGACATAGCATCTTGTCTATCAAGTTCACCAAGAACTGCTAGTCTTGATGTTTGCTTAACAGAGTCAACTAACTTTTTACCCTCAAGACCAGTTGCTGCTAGATCTGCAGCGAGACCTGCAGTTTCTTTTGCTGCTATACCATAGCTCTTAGCAATATCAATTGCAACTGCTTGAATTGCATTTCGCATTTCCATAGATGCTTCTTTTGTTGTTCCAACAAGATCTGCACCATAAACTTTTTGAAATCTTGTTAATTCTCTATCAACATCATTAAATGCTTTGATAGTTGTTGATGCAAAGATGGTCATAGGTACTGTAAGACCTACTGTAAGCTGTCTACCTGCCCATTGTGTATTCTTACCCCAGTTAATGAGTGAGGTGGCACCATCTTGAATAAGTCTATTAAATATATCAAATTGTTTTCTAGCAACCTGTAACTGATTATTCATATCAGTCATGTCAAGTCGCATTGGGGTTATAAGCATACCCTTACGTCTTCCCTCGGCATCCATGCCAAGTTCAACTAATTGTCCTTTTGTTCTTCTTACCTGATCTTCAGCAAGCTTTCTAGCATTGCTATTTGCAGAAAATGCTCTAGTTGCTTCTCTGTAATAATCTCTTAGTTTTAACTTGCTTCTATCAAGAGACTTTCCAAAATTATCTAGATCAGATGTAATTGTTACGGTCTTAGAACTAAAACCACCAATTTGTCCTGCTGCAGACGAAAAGGTATTGGCTATGTCATTTCTTAAAACACGAGCATTTTTATCTAGTGAATTAAAAGAATTATTAAGAACACTAAGCTCTTTTGAAAGAGCCTTGATTTGTGATAAGGCTGATCCGAAATTGGCATCATAATTAAATGTTGCATTCACATCAGCCATTACTCACCACTCCTTAATACTGCATAACCAATACCCATGTCTGGGGTTATTCCAAGCTGTGCTGCACCAGCAACGTTTTCGTTGTTGGTTAGCTTTGATATTGCCCTTGCCTGTATCTCTTGAAAAGTCGATGGCTTTTCTGTTGAGTCAGAAGATGTATTGTCAGCATCTAAATCTACTCCTTGCATTGCTGCAAGAAACTTATTTTTTCTACCTTCTACTTTGTACATTGCTTTTAATGTTGCTGTTAACTCAGGCATTGAGATACTTTCCTCAAGTTCTTCGTAATCTTTCCAATGTCCAAGCAAGAACACTTCTGCCTCTAACTCTGCAAGATCTAGTTCGTTCCAACCAGTTCCTGAGCCATCGCTACGAGGTTTGGGTCGTTCAGCTTGATTTCAGCAGCCACCTCCAAGATTTTATACATTGTTTGGATGTCAAGTGCATTTTCAAGTGCTTCTCTATCTCCAGCAAGTTCTGCGTTGTACTGCTTAAAAGCAATCTGTGTGCAATTGATTAGAATGTTTAAGAAATCATCCTCATCTTTTGACTCTTGTGCCTTTTGCCATTCTTTCATTAGTTCTCTTAAGTTCTTTAGGTTTAAAGGCTTAATATTTACAATAGTGCCATCTAGAAGCTCTAGCTCTACACTTTCGTATACTTTCGTTGCCATATTTTTCTCCTTTGGATTCTCTTTAATTATATAGCATTTATCGTTATAACATAATAGGGTAGGCATTGCTGCCTACCCTATTATACATTATTTAATTATATTTACGCTGGAGTGAATACTCTGTCGATAATCTTACCATATGCTGCGTTTCCATCGGATGCAGTATTAGTTGAAGATGCTAGAAGTCTGAACGATACAGGGAAAACTGTAGCTTCATTTCTTCTAATACCAACTGTTACTGTGTCCATTGAAAGAGCACGATAAGCTAGATAGACTCTTTCTACCACTTCACCTGCTGCTGTCTTTGAATCTGGACCTGGACCAACAATTGCGATTGAGCGTTCTAGTGGAGTATATCCAAGAGAACCACCGTTAATTGTGAAAGTCTGAATGTCTGCTGTTGATGCTCCTGAAAGATCATCTGAATCAGCTCCAAGAACGATTAGCATGTTCTCAAGTGTTGCTTCTGTAAGGGTTGTGTTAACCATTACTCGCTGACCTTGCTTGAAGATCTTTGCAACGTCAAGAAGCTGATCAACTTGAACTTCACCGAAGTCTGGTTCAAAAGAAAGTTCTGCACCTTCTGATGTATAGCCTACGGATTTCCAATCTGTTGGGTCTACGTTAGCTGGATCTGTCAAACGCTTTACGGAACCCGAAAGTGTTGAAGATGCTGCTGGTAGAGTATTTTCACCGTATTCAGTG